GAACAGTATTGGACACACTGTACGTGCAGAACCCTGCTTCGGCAGGGTTTTGTGGTATAGTAACTAATAAGCAACAACAGGAGTTATTATGCCAATAAGCAAATATGGTAAAAAGAAATCTTACGCCAAAAAAGGTGGTAAGAAAAAATCTAAGAAGATGTAATGGCAGAGTATCAAGGTAAGTCAGTTAAGTTAGATAGTCCTTCTAGAATTAGCAAAGGCGAACCTGGTATGGTCGTAAAAAATTTAAAGTTTATGTCAAAGATGGTGACAAAGTAAAAAAGGTTATGTTTGGTGACCCTAACATGGAGATACGTAAAGATAACCCAGAAGCTAGAAAATCATTTAGAGCTAGACATAAATGCGATACAGCAACAGACAAGACTACACCTAGGCACTGGTCTTGTAAGATGTGGTAAGGAGAACTATGAGCTTATACGAAAATATTAATAAAAGAAAAAGAGCAGGAACAAGTAGGTCAAAAAAGAACTCTACTATTAGTGCTAAAGCATATAGAGAAATGCAAAAAGGTTTTCCTAATAGCAAAAAGAATAAAGCTAAACGTAAGAAAAAATAATTGAGTATTAAATTAACCTGTCCAGTATGTGGAGAGGTTTTAAGTATTGTAGATAGCAAAGTAGTTTGCAAGAATAAAGAGTGTAGAAATTATGGTAAATAAAAAGTTATGTTACGCAGCAGGTTGTCATAGACCATTACCACCTAAGAAACGTAAGTTTTGTTCTACACGTTGTTCTAACAGAATTAATATGCAAAAGAAACGTGCTAGAAAAGCAGGTCAAGAGTGGACACAAAAAGATGATGTATTAGAGATACCTAGTCAAAAAACAAATGTACAAGCACGTAGAGGACAAGTCTATAACGACATAATCGAATCAGGTTTAGCTGCAGATATTTATACAAAAAAAATAACAATGCAGGAAGTTGCAGATATATTAGGCACAACACAAGGTGCAGTATCTATGGCATACTCTGCATACATAGAAGATTTAACAAGTAAACAAGAACAAGATAAATGGTCATTACCACAAGTAGCAGAAAAGTCATTAGCAGACTTTGATGATTTTAGACAGAGATACTTTCAGACAGAACAAGGCATAGCATACGAAACACCAGATTTTCACCACAAATGGATAAGTGAGATTATGAATGCTATAGATAATGGTGGACAGCACATGATACTTTCTCCACCACGACATGGTAAAACAGATTTGTTAATTCACTTTGCAGTATGGCTTATTTGTAAAAATCCAAACATACGTATTTTATGGGTAGGTGGTAACGAAGAGATTGCAAAGAATGCAGTAGGTTCTGTACTTGACCAACTAGAAAGTAATGAATTACTTATAGAAGAGATATGTGGACCTGGTGCAAAATTTAAACCTACATCTCGTACAGGTAAGTCTTGGTCACAAAATGGTTTTACTGTAGGTACAAGAACAGTTACTGGTATTAAGTCACCGACAATGGTTGGTATTGGTAGAGGTGGTAAAATACTTTCTCGTGACTGTGACATAATTATTGCTGATGACATTGAGGACCATAACTCTACTATGCAACCTTCATCAAGAGAAAACACTAGAAGTTGGTGGACAACAACACTATCTAGTCGTAAAGAGGAACACACAGCTATGGTCGTTATCGGTTCAAGACAGCATTATGATGATTTGTATTCACATCTTTTAGAGAACCAAAGTTGGACTACAACTGTAGAAGAAGCACATGATACAGCTTGTAACTTGCCAGACTGGAATGAAGAAGAACACGTAGATTGTATGTTGTGGGGTGGAAAGAGAACCTACAAGTGGTTAATGGATAGAAAGAGAGCAGCAGAAACTACAGGTGGTAGAGCAATATACGAAATGGTTTATCTTAATGTAGCTATGCCTGATGGATTAGCTTTGTTTGATAGAGTAGAGATAGAGGAATGTCGTGACCAAAAACGTGATATTGGACACGTACCACAAGGTACAAGACTTATAGCAGGATTAGACCCTGCATCTACAGGTTATCAAGCTGCATTTTTATGGGCATACGATTCAGTAACTAACAAGTTGCATATGGTAGATATGAATAACAACTTAGGTGGTGGTATTCCACAAGCATTAGAGATAATAAAAGAGTGGTGGGTTAAATATAATTTATCACATTGGGTTATTGAGGAAAATGGTTTTCAGAAAGCAATACGACAAGATAAAAGTATTAGAGAGTTTGCATCTAAGCATGGAATATTTTTAGAAGGACACGAAACACACAAGAATAAGTTTGACCCAATCTATGGTGTTACAGCTATGCGACCTATGTTTCAAGAACAAAATATTTCTTTGCCATATCTTAGCTTTGAAGCACAAGAGAAGGTAAACTTATATACAAGTCAGTTAGTGTACTTTAGTTCTGCTAGGAATAAAAGCAAGAGCGTGGGTACAAAAACTGATATTGTTATGGCTAGTTGGTTTCCAATGAGAGCAATTAGGCGTATGCAAAAAGAACGCTTTGCAGAACTAGGATATGATTATAGTCCTAGCTTTACAGGGTACGAATCTAGTAATATGGATATAGATAATTGGAGATAAATGCCATTAGATAGTGAAAAATTATACGACAGAATAGATTACCTAAGAGTTATTAATCAGGAACAAATGATTGATAGGTCTAGGATTCGTGACATTATGAATGGTGGAGAAGCAGCAGTTAAAGCGTTGCTAGGTAATACAATTAATGTGGAGTACCACGAGTTACCTGCACCTAATTTATTTTTAACTGCACTAGAAAGATTTGCACAAAAATTAGGTAGAAGTCCTGATTTAAAAGTTGATGTAATTAATGAAAAAGATAGCGAGAGAGCTAAAAAGAAATCAGAGAAAATAGAAAGAATTGTTACATCTTATGATAAGTTTCAAAAACTAGATAAACAATTACCACAAGCAGCTAGATGGTTACCTGGTTATGGTTTTGTTGTTTGGACAATATCACATAGAAGAGATAGAGATAATGTTCCATATCCATATGCAGAACTACAAGATTCTTTTACTTGCTATCCAGGAACATTTGGTAATGACCAACAACCTGATGAGTTAGCAATTATTCGTAGAGTTCCACATAGAATATTAGCTGACCAATATCCAGAAGCTAAAGCATATATATATCAACAAGAAGATAACACAGGTTTTCAAAATCCATACTCTGCACTACTTGATAGTACAGATAGAGCAGGTAGTTGGGCGAACTCAACAGGTCATGGAAAAGTAGTGGTTCAGTATTATGACAAAGAAGGAACATACGTATTCCTACCAGAAAATAAAAAGATTATAGATTTTATACCTAACATAATTAAATCTGGTCCTGCGTTTGTTATAGCTAAACGATATGCGTTTGACCAAATGCAATCACAGTTTCAACACATTACAGGACTTATGGCAAACATGGCAAAGATTAATATTCTTGGAACTATTGCTATGGAAGATGCAGTATTTACAGAAACAAATATAGTCGGTGAGATTGAATCAGGAAAATATAGAAAAGGCAGATTTGCTGTTAACTATCTAACACCTGGTTCGCAAGTGTCTAAGCCAGTCAATAATCTACCATACCAATTATTTCAACAAGTAGATAGACTTGAAAGACACCTGCGACTTGGTGCATCATATCCTGTATCTGATGATGGACAATCTCCTAACAGTTTTGTTACTGGTAGAGGTTTAGAAGAGTTAGGTCAATCTGCATCATTACACGTTAGAGAGTATCAAACTATTATGAAAGATGCTTTAGAAGAAATGGATGCTAAACGACTTGAATATGATGAGTTGATGTTTGGTAAACTGCGTAAACCTATGGCAGGTAGATATAAAGGAACATCCTTTAAAGAAAACTACACACCAGAATCTGACATATCAGAAATCTATGAAACAAGAAGAGTTTATGGTGTTATGGCAGGTTTTGATGAAGCACAAAAAATTATTACTGGTTTGCAATTAAAACAACAAGGAATTATTGACACACAGACACTTCAAGAAAATATGGATGGATTAGATAACATCAGTAGAATACAACAACGTATACACTCTGAAAGAGCTGAAACTGTTTTGTTTGAAACTCTTATGGCACAAGCATCACAAGGCGACCAAAAAGCGTTAATGGCAGCAATAGAGATAAGAAAAAATCCACAAAAAATGTCAGAAATACTAGATAAATTTTATACAGCAGAAGGTGAAGAACCTACACCAGAAGAATTAGCTTTACTTGGAATGGGTGGACCACAGATACCTTCAGGTCCTGGTGGTGGATTACCAGGAATAGAACAAGTATTAGGTGCATTAGGTCAACAACCACCACAACCACAAGGAGTACCTAGTGGATGAACAAGAAGTTATCGCTAAGTTTTATAATATAATTAATGGAGAAGATTGGTCTGAAGATGTATTTACAGGCACAGATGAGGGAGAGATAGTTATGAAAAACTTTATTACTATACCTACACCACATCCACACTTTTTTATTAATTTAACATTTGAGTACGAATATAACCCAAGACTAGGAGATGATTTCTTTGGCTAAATATAACAGAGGTAGAAAAAGTAAGGAGTTGCAAGAAGCAACTGACTTAACACAAAGTGGTGCATTTGCTGACATTGTTGCACCTCCAAGAAAAGAAGGCGACCCAACAGGACAAACAACAATGTTAGAAGAACAAGCAGGTGCTATAAGCCCTATGCAAGAAGGTGGTGGACCACAAATGGCAAGACCACCTATGCCTGTATCACCTATGAATTTAGCTGCACCAACTAACAAAGTAGCAGAACCTATTACTGCAGGAATACCACTAGGTTTAGGAGATAATGGTCCTGCACCTATACAAACAGATACTATTAGAAATTTTTTAATTGCAGGTAAACGTAATTTTCCTGACCCAATATGGGATGAGTTATTAGAAGCTGATATAGACATAGGTTAAAATGGATTTTAGACCTAATTTTTATCTGCCTTCACAAGCTAAAGAAGGATTAGCAGCTAAGACATCAAAAAACTTACAAGAGATAGCTGCGTTTGAAAGAGCTATTACACCTGATTTAGCTAAGACAATGACAGATATTACTAGAACATATCCATCATTAGATAAACGATTAGTAGTCTATGGTGCATTGTCAGGATTACAAGCAGATGATGATGCTATGTTAAAACTTGCACAAACACAAGAAAAAGCTATGGAGAAAAAACAACGTACAAAAGTAAATACACAAGTTAATCCATTAAAGCGTGGCACACAACTATCTTTCTTAGCTATGGATTCTGCGTTTCAAAATATATCACGTAATTTTAAATCATCTATAGTTGCTGCACAAGAAACAGGTACATCACTTACAGGTGCTGTAGTTGGCAACACATTAGCAGGATTAGTACCTGGAGAACAACTTACAGAAAATATACGTAAAGCTACATTAGGCAAAGAGTTTAACGATAAGTACGAAGAAACAAAAGAAGCATATGGAGAAAACGAATTTCGTAGAGCTTTAGGAGAAGTACAAGCAGGTAGACCACTTAACTTAGGTGTGGGTCTTTTACCTAATTCATTACCATTAGAAGAAACTGATGTGTATGTGAAACAAATAAAACTAGGTAAAACACCTACAGAAGCATATGAAGCTGCAGCAGAGGTATATGGTAGACCTATTACAGAAGAGTTTGAAAGAGATGAGTATGAAAATACATATCTAACAAAGTATGGTGAAAGAATACCTATATCACCAGGTAGAGTTGTAGCTGCACAGTTTTCTCGTGAAGGTGATATTAAGTATGCACTAGCATCTACGATTATTGATGGTGCATTTAGATTAGGTGCAGACCCTATAAACTTATTATTAGGTTATGGTGGTGCTGCTAAAACTGCAGGTAGAAAGATTGTATCTAAAGCAGAAGTAGCACAGTATGTAGATGATGCTGCATTTATGACAAGAGCATTAAAAACATTTTCTCCTACAAAAAAAGGTGCAGAAGCTAGAAGATTAACGTTTGGTAAAACTGCTGAACAGATTATGGATAGCAAATGGGGAGATAAGTTTGTAGATGCATTAACAGAAAACAACTCTGTATCAAGACTTAAAGACATACCTACGTTATCAAAAGTAGACCCTAAAGTATTAAATTTATTAGCACAAGTGAAAGACAAACAATCTATGCGTGAAATAGTATTGTCATTACTTAAAAATGGTGATTTATCTGATTTGATGGTTGCACCATACACAGGTGCATTTGTAGGACAAGAGATAGCAGAAGCTGCAATACAAACACCATTGACTAAATTACCTATGCGACAATCAGTTGTTGCAGATATGGCAAATGAATTAGCTAAGAAGTTTGCAGGTCAATCTATAGATGTTGCACCACTTAGAAATACTATAGGTGCTTTGTTAGGCAAAATGAGTGATGACCCATTTAGAGGTGTAGTTGGTTTAGGTGGTTCGTTAAAAAATGCATTACCACAAAAAGTAAAAAGATTATTTGATTTAGCACCTAGTAGATTTGCAGCAATAAATTACATAGGTGAAACTATAGAAAACATTGATGGCATTATGGTTACATTAGGTGAAAATCAAAAGACTAGAGATTTTTATATAGGTAAATTACTTACAGCAAAAACACAAAATGACATTGTAGATGTTGTTAAGACAGTAAATAAAAGAATACAAAACAAAGTTATAAAAGATAATCCTGATTTGCAAGGTGAAGAAGATATGGTTAACGCTGTAATAGATTTTGTTAATAATGAAATATCAGAAAAAAGAAAATATTTTTATGACAAAGATGGTAAACCTGTAGCATTTCCTGGTACAAAATATAAATACGTTCCACAAAGTGTTAATGAAGCAGGTGAGATTATAGAGGGCATAAATGTAGCTGTACCTACTGCTTTTTCTATGGGTCAGTTTGCAGATAACTTTACACCATTAATTGATTACAGAGAGTTAGGTAGAGCATTAAATAGTTTTAGAAGATTAGTAGGACCTAAAACAGGTAAATTAAGAAAGTTAGTATCTACTACGTGGTCAGACCCTAATAGAGATTTAGGTGAAAAAATATTACAACAAGCAAAAATACCTACAAGAGGATTAAAAAATAACTACGCTAAAAAGAAAACAACATTAGCACCTACTACATGGTTAGAATATATTTATTCTGATTACATAATGCAACGTGCATTAAAACCTGCTTGGATGTTACGACCTGCATTAGCATTACGTGTGCCACCTGAAGAAGCAGTACGTATTGCTATGTATGGTGGACCTAATGTATTTTCTCATCCATTATTACTTGCTAGTTTAAAATCTAATTTTAGACAAGGTGACCCTACAAACATACAACTTGTTAGTAGTACAGGTGAACAATTTTATTCTTCTCGTATATTGGCAGATGAGATGGATGAAACTGCAGAGTTACTTGGCAACATAGATTTGCAAAAAAGTTTAGAAACTTTAAAGTATGATGACATACAACAGATTATGAAAGTCATGCGACTTAACACTAATGTTAATGGTCAAGTAGGCGATTCGTTTTTACAGTATGCTATTGATGGTAATAATGCTACAGACTTTGCATTTGATGAAATAGTTGGTGAATTAAAACAACTTAAAACACAAAAAGTTAACCCAGTGCCTGATTATTTTGGTGATACTTTTGGCGACACAATTAAACCTTTTGCTAATTTAAGTGATATGGAAAATAATATATCAGTAATTCCTAATAAAAAATACAGACAAATCGTTGAAGTAGAAAGTGCTGAAGAAGTAACAAAAGTAATACAAAATTATGCAAATAGTCCATCTATACAAATGCAACTTAAAAAATTAAATCATGGATTATCTTATCAAGTAAAAGACAACACTGTAATTATGGATGTTACTGTTCAACTTAATAGTGGAACTACAGTAAAAGAAGCAGAAACAGCGTTAAAGAATGCTTTAAGTATTGCTATTAAATCACATCAACCAAAAATATATATAAAAGAAGAAGCATTTAATTTACTTTCAGATACAAACCCAATTAAAAATAAAGCTAAGTTTATAGAAGGAATGGATGTATTTGAGATTTCTGTATATGCACAACCTGACCCACGAATAGATAATATAGATATTAACTCACCTGTAATAAAAGAAGTTATGGAATATTTGTTTGATGCAAACTTCCAAACAGCTAAAAAAATAATAGATAAAAAAGGTGGATATGCACAAGCTGCACCTTCAGGTTCATTTTTTAATACAGACAAACATTACATACAA